CCGCCCATCTTTCTCGGCAGGCCACGCTGAAACCGGCACCACTGCCCGTCAACGTAATAGTTGCCTTCAAACTTCGTACCGTCCCGCTTGATACCGGGTTGCGGACGCAGAACAACTGGCTGCAAAGGCATTAGTACGTGCCACCCTTGATGGGGTCAAGATCCAAGGCAATCTGGGCCGCTGAAGTACTCGCAGCAATAAACACCGCGTTACCTACCGTCGTAGCTCCAAGATTGGTTCTAGCACCCGATGCCGTCGTAGCACCCGTACCACCTTGCGCCACAGAAAGCGGGATACCAATCGTGGACGTATCAGCATCCACCACATCCGTACCGTCGCAGTACAAGATGGCCCGCGCACCCTGCGATACCGTCACACCCGGCGATGCCTGACCCGAAGTGCGAACCCCCAAGGTGTACGAACCCGTGGTTTGGTTGCTCACCCAGTACTGCTGGGCAGTCGTCGGAACAATGATGTCCCGGTTACCAGTCAGCAAACCCGTGAAGATATAAGCCGTCTTGTTCAGTTCGGCAATCGACAGCGTGTAGTTACCCGACCCAGCAACGTCAATCTGCAACACGCTGAAGGCATAAATGGCAGACTGGCCAAAACCAATCGTCCAGAACTGAACACCATCCGTCACGATGATGCAGGAGTCCCCCGGCGACAACACAAGCGTTGAAGCGCCGTTAATCGACTCTGAACTATTGGGGTCAATCGTCAAGTCGCCCGTGCCGTTGTTACGAACCTGCACAAACCAGTCATTGCCCAAGGTCGGGGCAGCGGTCACGCTCAAGGTTCCTGAACCACCCGTCCAAATCAGCGCCTTGGCACGGTCGCTCACACCCGTCGTGTAGTTGGTGTTAAAGGTCGAAACCGGAGCAGACTGGTTCAGCGTCGTAGCAATCGCCTTCAGCCCAAGACCAGCCAGAGCCGACGCATTCGCCGCAGATGCCGCTGCCCCGTACTGGAACGACCGCCAAGTACCCGACACCGTGCTGTTGTCAGTCAGGTAAATCTGAAACGTGCTGCCTGAAGTCGGAGCGCAAATCTGCACCCCAGTGTTCGTCTTAACCGTAAAGGTGTTTGACCCCACGTTGTTAAAGAGCACCGTCTGACCCGTGGATGCCTCAGTCGCATCCGGCATCGTAATGACCAGACTCGTTGTCGTAGCATTGATGTCCATGATGGACGCCACAACGTCGTTCGTCGGAGCAGTCTCTAAAGGCCAATCCACAGTCTGACTAATGGTCAGAGATACATAGCGATACGAGACATCACTTGGATAAAGAGTCGTGCCGCCGAAAGTTTGTGTAAAGGATGCGGTCATGGTTATGCCTCGCGCCGGTTCGTAGACCGATCAACAATCTTCTGCAAATCTTCGCCGTTTAGCGCCGCCAGCGCACGATCATAATACGATTGCCACAGCTGCACACGCTGGTCGTCTTTCACAAAAGGCGTCGCTTCAACCAATGCCCCATACAGCAACAGGTTCGGGGCGTATTCCGAAAGCCAATTGGTCTGGTTTGCATCGTCCAGCAACGGCGGCAGTTCGTAATACAGGATCTCTACCGGATAGGTCGCGTCTGGTGTCGGCGCAAAAATCCAATACTGATAATTGTAATCCGCATAGAACTCTGGTGCATCAGTTTCGGTCTCATTGGGCCAATACTGCCTGATGTACTCATAAGAGCGGGGAAATACCGCCACCCTAGTGTTGTTCCCGGTGCCCGTGCCGTAGTTAATGCTGACCGTATCACGCCACCGATCAGGCTTGGCATACACCGCAACGCCGGTTTGCATCGCCATTGTCACGACATTCTGGAACCCTTGGATCTTAAGTTCACGCGCAATTCGTCGTTCAGCTAAAGTAATTAAACGAGGAATCTGCTCGTAAACAATAGGGTCAGTCGCGCCGCCTCGCTCAAGGTAGTTGCGAATGTCGGACTGTAAGCTGGTAAAAGTCATCGAAGCAGGCATTACACAACTCCCGACAAATACATGGCACGTTCGTCTTTTCTGCGCTTAACCAAGCCGGGTAGAACTTTACCAGCAGCTTTAGTCCATTTGAGAAACTCGTCTGCGGCTTCGTCAAAGTCGCCCCGGTTGGTCTTCATCCGCAGCCCAGAGCGTTGCAGATTTCCAAGGCCCACGTTGAAACTGAAGGAAACCAAAGCATCGAAAATCCCTTGATTACCAAGAGCAGCAGGGCAAAGTCTGGCCACGCCGCGCTCAAATTTCGCAAGGTCTTGAGCAAGGATAGCGTCCACCTCGTCCATCGTGAGTGTGCGATCCCAGCCTGCGGGTATCTGTAGACTGCGCCGCTCTTCATGCTTCACCGCTGCGTGTGATGGGTCAATAACGTGGCCGACGCCCACAGTCCAGAGCAGCGCCGGACAGCGATAAGGCTTAGTCCGAACGCCCTCATGGTGTTTTATCGTTTTAATGGCGGCGGCAGACACTTTCACTTTCCAAAAGCCCTTCCACCAAAATGAAACGCAATGATGCTGGCTAGAATTGCCATCTCGTCATCTGAAAAAACATTCTCCATTGCAATAGCAAACGGGATACCAGTTGTGTAGGCGTACCAAACCCCGGCCACGTTAAGCGCGACCAACTCCACGACAAAAATGTACGTCACAACCGGGCGCACACTGGCCCGCAGGTTAATCATCCACTGGCTTGCGCCCTTGCCGATCTCAATGTCGTGGGCGTACAGGGCTTGGCGTTCCTCGCCAGCCGTCTGCGTCTGGATTTGCTCCAGTTTGATTTCCTCGACTCGCGCCTGTGCAATAAAGCCACGTTCAGCAAGGGCCAATTCACGCTCACGCTGCGCTGCAACAAGGGCGAGTTCATGTTTCTTGTCCTGCCGGTCTTGGAAGATAGACAGAATCTTGGGCAAGCCACCCGCAAGGAACGACAGGAACGTGCTAATCATTGTCATCATTTGGAAGCCCTCACAACATCATCACCCTTGGTCACGGTCACATGGTCGCCCTCTACGTCTACACGCATCGGCTGCTCCTTGCGATCCAGTTTGTCCAACTTGGTGATAAGGCTCTTGATGACCTCAAACTCTGGCTTTTCTTCCTTTTCGACCGTACCTGCAATGCCGTTCAGCATCGAAATCAGCGCGGTCAATGAGGCACCCAATAGACCCATCACGGCTGCAATCTTGTCGCTATCCAATGCAAGGCTCGACAGGACTCCGATCACCACGATGATGGTGATATAGGCCAGTCCGTGTTTTCCGATAGCCTTGCCCGCCACATCTTTGGCGCTGCTGTTGGCTTCAAGCCGCTGAAGTTCAGCCTTGATCTGTACCTTGAGCAGTTGGATGTCGTCGTTCATTTGATGGCTTCCACCAGCATAGAGGTCATGGTTCCCAGCGCACCTAGCAAAATCACAATGATCGTGCCGCCGACCGTCATTACGAGTTTCTCCAGCCGCTTTAGCCGCGCATGGATGGCCTCATAGCGCACCGAGCATACGTCGATGTGGCTCGTTACCGTGACCTCAAGTTCCTGCACGGTCGTCATGGCGTAGCCCACGGCAGCGGCGGGGTCACAATCGGCGGGTTGATCTGGTTCTGGATTTGCTGCTCTACAGCGGCTTCCGTAGCGTCCTTGTCCACGCCACTCGCCCAAATCCAGCCCAGCACCTGATCCTGCGTCAATGAGGCATACGGGGTGAAGGACGTACCCTCCACGACCGGGAACGAGCAGGTGCTATAGACGCTGCCGTTGTAATTGCCATCCACGCCGTTGCACTGCCAGTGCGCCGTGACGACGTAATCCGCACCTTCGGGGGCTTGCGGCAAGCAGTTCAGTTGGCTGATGTTCCAAGTGATCGTGGTCATTTCGGTTCTTCCTTTGGCAGATGCGGCTCAACCTGTTCCTTGAGTTTGGCCCAAAGCGGGTGTGCGCCCTGCGAGGTCGGGAGTGACCCCAACAGGTTCACGATGGCAACGGCTTCCTCAAGCGAGACTTTCAGTTCAACGTCCACGGGTCATTACTCCATAGTTTTGATTCACAACAAACGCATACACGACACCCGCCGCGAGCGTGAGCATCCACATATCGACGTACCACAACGCCCACACGCCGACCAACTTGATGCCGACCATCACGGCCAGCGGGTCGAACTTGGCAAAGAGTTTCGCCAGCACGGGGTTCAGTTCCCGCCCGCCTTGCTTGAGTACCGTCAGCGTCGTGTACACGTCAGCGGCTTGCAGCAGGCAAAAGATGATTAGGAGGCTGGTGTTCATTTGGCACCTTTCAGCGCAGCCATGTCAGCCTCAAGCGCGGCAATAGCAGCCTGTTGCTTCTGAATCAGTTTCAGCATAGGGGTAATGAGGTGCGAGTAATTGACACCTCGCAACGCGCCGCCTTTGTCTTCATCGTCGTAGAAACAAAGGTCAACGTTTACTTCTTCAACTTCTTCGGCAATCAATCCATGCTTAATCGGGCCATCTGCTTCGTCCGTGTAATTTCCTTCCTCGTCTCGCTTGCGGAAGTTGAACGTAACCGGATTGAGTTGCAGCAGCCAATCAGTATCTACATCCGGTGTGATATTGGTCTTGCTGGCGCGAACGGACGAGACATATCCAATTTCGCCAGCGTTGTCTACAAACAAATCCCTGTTCGTTGCGCCTACGACAAAGTTATACGGAGACGCTGCCGCAGTTCCAGACCTCCACCTGCCATCGTTTTGAACAGCCAACAGCAAAGCACTGCTGCTATTCTCAAAAAACACGCAGTAGTTACTTGAGGTGCTATCAACACCCTTGACATCAAGCCTTGCGCCTGAGTTAGTTGCTGTCGTCCCAACCAGAAACTCTCCCACGCTCGTGATGCGGGCGCGTTCTTGCCGAGCAGCCCCATCCCATGTGGAAAAGGTTATTGCAGATGCGCCGTTCCCTGCGTTGGTGTTAACGCCTTCGATTCTTGCGCTGTATCCAGAGAATGTAGAGCCGGAATCAAGTGAAAAACTAATGCCAGCGGTACTGTTAAGCGTCGAACTTGACGAGTTGTCAAGCATCAAGTACGGGCCTGCCCCGCCTGCCGTTGCCTTGTTGAGGTGCAGAGTTGTTTCTGGACTCGCCGTGCCGAGGCCGAGGTTGCCGGAGGAGTCTACGGTTAGCCTAGCCGCGCCAGCAGTGTCGTCATAAAGCGCAAACTCTCCCGTACCCGTGACAAAGTTAGAGCCAATCCGATAACTGCGGCCATTTGTCGCTGTGT